ACGTAATCTTACTAATTTTTCATTTATTGGTTCGGCTGATAATCCAGTAACATTTGATGGTAATGCAGTTTTACCAACAGCATTGAAAGTCAGATCAGCAGAAGTCGCACTTGTCTGCAATGCAGCATTATAGCTAAATATTTGAAACTCATACGTTCCAATATCAGTATTGAATATCTCAAAATCAGGAGAAGAAACTGTTGTAGAAACAAAGTTACCATTGTTGAATCTATAGTTAACCTGATACTGCGTAACACCGACAATAGGCTGCCAACTGACAATAAGTTTAGATACCGCCTGATTATTTATCTCAACTAATTTTTCTTCAGCCTGTAAAGCAGTAGGAGGATCTTTAAGTTCATTTAGTATTGATACTGTTCTTGTCGGCAGTGTTGAACCATCTTCAATAAACGCATACTTTTCATTTACATAAGATAAAGCCGTAATTGAATAGTTTATGCCGTCAACTTCCTCAACACTAATAACTCTAAATAATTGAGACTGCACAGTGTCATCTGAAATCAACCAGTTTGCATTAACATTTGGTGCTTGAGAAAAGGCACTTGCCACAGTGATTGTTGCACCAGAGACGGAAACTATATCCTTTGTCTCCACTGTTCCATCTGGAAGCACCACAGACAGCTTTGCGTTGTTTGTAGATGGCAAGTCAGTGTTTGTGGAATCATCAACAGTAACAACAGTCGTTGATGTAACTGAAGAAATTTTGCCACCTCTTCTTAGACCACTCCTTAAAGGGTCTGCTATTTCTATGATTGCTGACGGCCTAACTACAATGCCGCTATCTATCGAAGTTGTAAAACTGCAAACCTCAGTTTCATTTGCCTCCCCGAAAAGGATTGCCCGACCTAATCTGGCCGCTTGTCCTCTTGAAGTACAGGCAAAAGCTTTTACTTGCTTGATACTTGTGCCTATCTTACTTATCAAGTTGGCATCTTCTACAACCTCAAAATCTATGTCTTGAGTGTCCATATTAAAGTAAGACACAGAAACTACACTGTGACGTTGTTTAAGGCTGCTACCAGAATATGTAAATCCATCACTGGTTATGTTGGACAAATTAAAAAGGTATGAGGCTGAAGCTGGACTGTCCTGTTTAAGAGAAATACTACCAGCAGACCAGATAGGCATACAACGCATGACCCCTGCAAGATCATTAATAAGATCAAAAGCCTCCGCACTGCCTTGAATATTTACATTGCAGCTAAATCTTGCTTCTTGTCCTCCCTGTCCATCATCAACTAAAGTGTTTGCAAACTTACTTGCGGTTACAAAGGAAAATAAATCAAGGCTGCTATCTGTTATATGATCTCCAAATCCATATCTTGTGTTAGTAAGAAGATCAAGTAATATCATTGCTGGGCAAGAAGTCCAAACAGCAGAACCCATGACACCATTAAATATATAGCCGTCTGGGTAAATTATGCGGCCAGTTGCACTGTCAACGTTTGGTGTACCAGAGCCGTTTGCTCCTGCGGCTGGGATTCTTACTTTGACTCCTCTAATTCTATATTTTCTTGATGGAATAGAACTAAACTGCATTGAGTCAAGCCTGATTGCAGCGTAAGCACTATTATCATAAGTATTTGCGTCATCTATAATCTCACCTAAACTTGTCCATTGAAAAGCATCAACTAAACTTGCATCTGTACTATCTGCGGTGACTCTTGAGACTCTAATATCAACAGGAAAAGCACCTGTTAACTCAACTCTGTAATCTCTCTGGTAGGCATCAGCAGTTCTTCCTGTAATCGTGTCAGTAATAATATCGCTGAAACCCCCAGAATTATATTGAACAGAAATCTTGAGTGAAACAGATGATCCAAGTAAATCTCCCTTATCTGTTGCTTTCTGTATTTGAGGAAAAGTTATTGTGATATTCGCAGCGTCAACATTTGAATTTGTTATCTGTCTTGTAACAGGGCTTGAAGCTGTAACTACTACTCCAACTGCTGTAACAGAGGAACTACTTTCAATACCCTCAACTTTTGTTTGTCCAGACGTACCAAAGCGAGGATTAAAAGTTACATCTTGAAAATTAAAATCTGTTGCAACTGGATTTGCTGAGTTTGCAGTAGCTTTTAAAACAGGAGTATCGTTAAGGATTACATCTTTAAGGCAAGAGTTGTTATATGCAGTTGTTCCTTTTGTAAGTCCTTCCTTTGATGCTGAAGCAAAGCCTTCTATCTCCCCCTCAGAAATAAGGTCAAGAAAAGTTGCAAACTGCCTACTGTGTAAAGTGTCTGGTGTTCTTGTTGGCTGCGGTGGTGGTGGTGGGCTTCCTCCTCCAGAACCCCTTATAATTTTAGGTTTTGTCATGCTCTCACCTGCTGGGTGTCAATAGCTCCACTGATAACCACTGATCCAGTAATTATCTCGCCATAGACAACAGGCACTGGAGTTCCAGCCCTCGAAGTGTTTTGAGTTCCTCCAAAACTATATGACAACTTGGGGTCTTGTTCACTAGAAAACTCAGGCATTTTTGGCACAGGAAACAACATATCACTGACACCAGAAAGAACCAAAGCCGCACCAATACCAAATGAAGCTTTTGCTCCAAGAGCCGCTTTAGAAAAGCCTATTCCTTTAGCTCCAAATGAAACAGCCTTACCTGAAAAAGCACCGAAAGCACCCATACCAACAGCAATAAGAGCAGCCCCAAGCAATATCTTACCTACATTACCTCCAGCACCTTGTATGACAGGTACAAAATGTATATCCTGTTGACCTATAGGGTGATCTATTTCACTTTCATCAATAGCATAATCACCTACTTTCACCTGATAATATTTAGGATTCATATACTTTTCTACTCCTTCAAAATTATTCACTAAAAAACTAATTGCATGACTCAAAGTATCAGCCTTTATCTCAAACTCTTTATGGCCAATAAAATTGGCTAACTCTCCATATAGTTTTATTTTACGCAACATAACGCAACCTCTTACCTGTGCATTTTAGCAACCATTCAGAGTATGGCTCTATGCAACTAAGTCTATCTGTTAAATGGTGTAAAACATCACCATCTACGAAAATTGCCACATGATTCAAATTATTGGAAAAAATCGACATAAATAACAAATCTCCATTTATTAATTTTTCATCAGGATTAAGTTCTCTAAAACCTGTTTCTTCTGCACATTTTTCAAACATTGGATTTTTGTTGAAATCTTCCAGTGTTGTAGGTCTATGCCAGTCAATTAAATTTATATTTAGTTTTTCTTTATACCAATCACGAACTAAGGTATAGCAATCTGTGATTCCCCAAGCCCACTCTCTGCCAAGAATGGGAGCTTTATAACCTGTTGGCTTTAAATAACCCCATGACTCCGTTTTAGGGTTTACTATGTGCCAAACAAGGCCGCTTTGTTCACAGGCTACCTTATCGGATTGACTTGCTACTGGTGGTGTAACAGGGTGGCTATGAACCACAGCTATAATATCTCCTGTATTATCTGCCCTTATATAATCCTCTGGGTCAATAATAAAACACTGAAAAGCTGTCATTGATAAATTTTTACAAGGAAAATATCTTTCTTTACCTTTTATATTTAATAAAAGTCCGCAAGATTCTTTAGGGTCTTGGTCTTTCGCATGAGCAAGAGCAGCGTCTTTCCAGTTCATGCAATAAATGTTCCGATACTTGGAAAATTGTCTCTAGTACAAAGACGTTTAGGGCTTTTTACTCCAGCAAGATCAAAAGGGGCAGCAAGTTCAAACTCTACAATATCTCTTGTTTCTGATGATTTTCTGTCGATTTTATATATTTCTCTTGGAAATTCTGCTGTTGGGTCTGGTGTTCCTAAAGGATTGACTTGCTGTGTTGAGGTTGTCGTTGTTTCTTGAGTTGTTGTATTTGGATTATTCATTGTGATTGTGTTACCCATAGCATTTCCATGAACTGTGCAGTAATATCTCAAATCACTAGGAGCATCAGGATAAGCTGGCTGATAAGTGACTGTGGCATCTGTTCCAAGAGTCCCAGCATTTGTTGTAGTCTGCTGTCCTCCAGCATCAGATTTAATTCTCAAAGGGTGTCCAACGTTTGAGCTATCAGATTGATTAAATATATAAGTTGACCCACGTTTCATTGTTATAACAGGGTTATTAACACCATTTATTAAAAATATATTTATCCCACCTACGTTTGCCACAGTAACTGTGTAAGTTACAGATTCAGCATCTGCTGGGTCGGCAATTGTTGTTGTTGTTGTAGAACTTGTTGTAGTAACTGGAAAATTCACATTATCAAGATATCTTGCAAGTGTCCTTATCCTAGTTACAGTGCAGCCTGTCAGATCATTTCCTGTCGTTACCTGATTAACATTTAACAAGATAGCTGTAATAGTTCCAAGAGCATTACTAACTGTCAGTGTAGGTCTAGGAATCTGCCCACGTTGATAAGCAAACCCCTCTGCTGTAATTGGTAATTTAATATAAGTATTGCCAGCCCAGACTATATCTCCATTGTTATTTAAGTTTGTTCCATTGTGAAATCTATAAGTTTGAGCAGAGCCATGTAAAGCAACAGTTGTTTCTAAAGTAAAAAGCTCAATAATCGCAGAGGGATTTATCTTTTGTAAATCTGTAATTATTGGGGCAGTACTCATGGTTCAAACACCTCTCTAAATGTTGCATTAATAGTTGCCCTGTTATTGTATGGAATTGATTTTGTCCAAGTATCACAAACAAACTTCATTGAAGAACTTTCCCCTGCTGGTGTGTAGTCAAAACTAGCCTGATCATTTGCCCTTGCATCTAAAAAAGTTTCGATTGTATCAGCATCAGTTTCAGAAACATTGAATGTAAAATTAAATTCTTTTGGATTTTGATTCTGTGCAAGACCAAAAACAATGCGTTGCTCAAACCCATCAGCAAATCTTACAACCCTGTTGATAGGTGCATTAGTTTTTCTTGACCCATAAGAAGGCTTGATGTCTGGAAAAGTAGCCATTATGCTAATAAACCCCCTGCTCTTTTTTGTTGTATTATTTCAGATTGTACCGCCACCGCAATAAGTCTTCCAAGTTCTCTGCCTTCTTGTTCTCCTCCCTGTGCGTCAACACCTCCACTTACATCAACATTAACAACAATATTATTTGTCATGCTACCTCCACCTAATTGATTATTTGGAATAATAGTGCCAGCCCTTGATGGAACAAATAATTCTGGGCCTTTTTCTCCTACTATTGAAGGCTGCCCTACAGTTGGCCTTCCACCAGTGGCAAAGGTAGGTAAACTCTTAAATATTCCACCAAATGTACTAGATAATAGTGTATTAACACCAAGTCTTAGGAGTTGTCTAGCAATATCGTTTAATAAAGCGTTTGCTACCTCTGCTAAAGATTTTGTCTGCATGATCGCATCTGTTAAAGCATCACTTACACCTGTTGCAATATCATCTCCTATTTTTTTAAAAGCTTCAGATAATCTTTTAGCAGCTTCTTCAGATTCCTTAATTTTATCAACTTGCTTTTGTAAAGGTTTTAGTGCCAGTTCTTTTTTTAAAAGTTCATTTCCTAATTCAACTCCAAATTCTTTTTGCAACTCCAACCTTCTTTGTTCTATATCAAATTGAATTTTTCCCTCTTCAGTTCTTATTTTTGATCTTTCAATTATTTGTTCAAGTCCTTTCTTTTGTTCATGTATATTTTTAGCTGCTGTTTTAAATTCATTTGCTAAACTTAATTCTTCTGCTTTTTCTAAACCTTTTTTTAATTCTTTTAATTGATCGTTTGCTCTTTTTAAATCTACTTCAAAAGCTTCCGCACCAGAAACCATGACAAAATCTCCTTGATTTTTTGTAATTTTTGCGATTTTTTCTTCTAAAGTTGAAATTTCTTTTTCTGTTTCTTTAATTTTTGACTTAAATTCTTCAACACTACCTCCATCTAGTAGTTCATTAAATTCTTTTTGTTTATTTATTGCTTTAATAATTGCATTTGTCAAAAATGCAAACCCTCCAGCAATAGCTACTAATGGTAAAGCACTTAAAGCTAAACTTAAACCACCAGTTGCTATAGCTAATGCTTTTGTTGATAGTGATGCTGTTGCTTGTGCTTTTGCCAACGCAATTGCTCCAGCACTTGTAGCAGCGAATTTCGCAGTCAAAACAGTAAGTGAAGCTTTTAACAAAGCGTTTGCAGCAACAACTCCTTTAACAGCAAAGGCAACACCTGTAAAAATTAAAGCCGTTTTTCCTTCTGAGGTTTGTAAAAAATTACTAGTACTTAAAGTTAAATCTGAAAAAGCAGTAATGGCAGTTTTTAAAGCTGGACTCAATACTTGTCCAACAGTTCTTCCTAAAGTATCAAAAGAATCTTGTAATGTAGATAATTTACCATTTAACGTTGTTGCCTGTGCAGTTGCTCCACCAAAAAATGCACCGCCTTCATTAGTTAAGTTTATTAATGCCTGATTTACAAGATCAGCACCTATTTCACCTTTACGCATCGCAGAGGCAAAAGCCTCTCCTTGTTTGTTTGTTAATTTTTCAAGTTCACTTGTTATGTCAACTCCTCTTTCTAATAACTGTAAATTTTCCTCTTGTTGCAATTTACCTTTTGCCCTTATTTGTCCGAATGCGGTTGCTATACCTTCTAAATCAGCACCAGTAGCACCAGCAACCTCAGATAATCTCTTTGTAGTATCAACTAGTTCTTCTGTTTCAAAACCAAAAGCTTTTAATCTCTTTGTTTGCTCTATTAATTGACTACTTGTAAAAGGTGTGACAGCACCAAATTCTTGAAGCTCTTTTATTATTTTATTTGTGTCTTTGACAGATCCAGTAAGAACTTCTAAACTTTTTCTTTGTGTTTCTAATTCTGCTGTTTTAAAAAAAACAAATCTTGATGCACCAACTAATGCTATTGCAGATGCAACTCTAGCAACTTGAGTTTGTAAACCTCCAAAAGATCTTTGTAATTGAACAGTTTGATTTTGTACATTTCTTAATGATCTAGTCGCACCACTAGCATTGACTCTGAGTTCTACATTAGAAACTGCCACGACTAAACAATAACTCCTTTAACTATACTTGGCTTTGCGTTTAGCCGCATCTGCCTGTTTCTTTTCTCTATCATACTTTAATTCATAGTAACCAGCAAAAAATATCAACTCTTCCTCAGTGAGTTGACACCTTAATTCACTTACTGTCTTACCTAATTCTGTTGCAAGGAAAAACTCAAAATTTAACCAGTTATCCCCCCTTAAAATTCCTTTACGTTATCAATAGTTGCATTTTGATTTACACCAAACAAAAATAGCTCGATCTCGTTTAATACATTTTCTGGCAACTCATTTTGTAAATTTGCAAAATCAGCAGGGTGAAATGCTTTTGTACCATCTTCATTCTCTGCCAACTGACAAAGCATATGTGTAGAAACAACTAACGGATCCTCACTGCCAGCCCTTTGTGTTGCTCTGGCTCTATCTGCCCTTGTAATAGCCTTGAAATATAAACTACATACTGTTTTGCCGTCATTATCTTTGACGTCAAATTTACGCCTTTTAGAAAGGTCAAAAGCGTCCTTTAAAAGGTCGAGGGTTTTCTTTTCTGCCATAAATTAAATGCGAAGTATTCTTAATTTACTATATGTCTGAAGTTATTGCACCTGTTGTCTGGAATGAAATGTTTATTACTTGAGTTTCTCCAAGTGTTGCACCATATTCAGCACTTGTAATAATTCCAGAAAAAGCTAATTTTTTAGAACTAGCTGAACTATCAGGGAACAGTTCAAATAATGCGTCACCAGCATCACCTGTTGTTAATATGTCCTCAACAAATGAAAGATAGTCTGCATTACCAGCATTGTCATAAATCAATTCTGCTGAACCTTCACCAGAAATAAGACCACCAATAAAAGTTTTTGAAGTATCACCTTGAACTGTAGTTTCTAAAGTATCCTTTGAAACTGATAATGACCAAGACCTAGTTCCAGCAATATCGGCTTCAGTTCCAGCCGCATTATGAAACATAATCTTGCCTACATCACCTCTGATAGCTGCCATGACAAAAAAAAGAAAGATTTATAAATATATTAACTCTTTTCAGAGTTTTTTACATCTTTTTTAGATTTTTGTTGACTCTCCATATATCTTTTGCAATTAGGATCCCACATTCTTGAATCTCTTACACCTTTGACAGCTTCGATAGCGTTTAACATCTCTTCTGTAAAAACAAGCTTTGGCATGATTAAAGATCCTCGTAAATTGTAAATGTTATTCTAATTTGTGTTTGAAATTTACCTTCTGGACTTGAGGTAAGAATCTCAGGGCCAATAGGTGCATCAAAAATAACACTTGATACTGTAATTCTATTGTATAAGTCCCTTAGTCTTTTGCAAATTGTAAAGTTAGACCCTGCCCCAAGACCTTCTTCTGTAAATACGTTCAATAAAACAAGGCCATCAATCTGGTTATCAGAATCACTTGTTCCTCCCTGAGTAAGATATGAATTGTTTCCAAAGCTTGTTATACATTGAACAAAAGTATCCTCTGCTGTTGAATCAAAGGTCATATTATTAAAAACAACAGGGATTGCTGGGCTTGAAGCAAGCTCTGTTGCTAACCTAGCCTCTATTGTGGATCTTACTGTATTTAAATCTGTAGCAGCCACTATATTCTCCTCTTAATTTTTTCATATTCATCACCAGCCCACTTTTGTAATTCTTTTGCAATAAGTTCTGGAAATCCAGCTTGTGTTTTTTGTCTTGTGCGGTATTGATTATTCCATGATGGTGGTAAGTTCTCACCAAAACAAACTGGTTCTGCATATGGCAAGTTGTTACTCACTATGCCTTCAAATTTTTTTATATCTGTCTGCCAAGCGGCTCTTAATCTACCAGTATCGACTGGTGTGGCCTTCTTTACTCTTGCTGTCCATTCCAAAGTGGTAGCAGCAACTAAAGTTTCCACAGCTTCCTCCATCACATCTGGGATTTCCAATATAGTTATTTGTCTTGCCATTTTTACCTCAGGATAAGATCAAAGCTAACAGCAGTATTATTTTGCTCATTTGTTATTACTTGAATAATTTTAAATTCAACATTACTTATCACCACTCTGTCTTTTGTCGTAGGGGCAAAGGTTAAATCACCAGCAGATATAGTCAGTAACTTATCCTGTGATTCAATCAAATCATTTACTTGATTTCTAGAAACATTACTCAATGCACCTTTAATAGTTGTATCAGATGTAGATTCTGTAATGGCTCCAGTAGTGGTATTGTATGCCCCTGCTGTTACTTGTCTGATAGTCACATCACCACCAAGCTTCTTCAGTGAAGCACTGGCAGCTTTTTTTAGTGCATTAGCAAGGCTCATAATGAATAAGCTATGACCTGACCACTTGCAAGAGTGATACTTGTAATTACACCTTCAATCTCTGAAGATGATTTCATTGTGATGCCGTTGATAGTTGAAGATCCATTTTCTGTTAAGTTCTCAGCAACAAGAGTTACCTCTGCGTTTGATAAACAATGCACCTTACCAAATCTGCCTGTATGTGCATTTGTATCTGTAATGATTAACCCTGCTGGGTATGAGTAGCCGTAGTTCACTTTAAGACCTCTTGATTGATAAGTTTGCTCTTCCACCTATTCTAATACCCATCAAGTAATGATCAACTATCGGTGGAATACGATCAATACCAGTAGCCCCATAAAATCTAGGGGTCACATTTATATTTCCAACACTGACAGCAGCAAAGTCCTCCAAGCCGCTTAGTTCCAATCCGTTCCTGTTGTTGTTTAGATAAACAGCCAAGATAACCTGTGCGTGTTTTACCCTGTCTGGAATTTCAGTATCAAGATAATAATCAGCAACTAATCTATTTGGAAAGCTTAAGCCATACAAGTTTGTGTATGTATCAGGCTTCCTTACTCCTGATCTAGGCCACTCTAAAGCTTGAGTATCAGATACCCTTGCCCCTAAAAACTTTTCTCTATCAATTCTTTGGGCTGCTGTAAAAAGCGCACGATTTTTATTATCGTTGCTTGAGCCGTCCCATGCCGCAGTATCATCACTGAGAACTAAACCCTCAATAAATGAGTTTGCATCATCAAGAGTTATATAAGTGTTTGCGTTAGCACCGCCAACAGTAGCATCAAGAGTTATTGCCATTGAGTTTTACCTTTTTGGGCTTAGATTTTGGTTTTGGCTTTTCAAGAGTTTGAACAAGTGAAGCTGCCTTTTGAGCAGCCTCATTTTGTTCTCTCATTCGCCTAAAAGCGAAAATTGCCATTAGCTTGATGCACCCTTAAGAGCAACAAAGTTAATAACGATTGCTTGGCTTAAATTACCAGCAGATACGTTAGAAACTGTTACTGCAAAAGAACCATCTGCAATAGCATTTGCATTTACTAAGTATGAACCAGCAGTTCCAGCAGAACCATGACAAGCCACAACAACGTCTGTTGCTGCAACCTTGCTGTTAGTTACTGTGAAAGATACCTCAACACCAGCGTCAAGCTGTGCAGCGTTCATAGTAATTTGTCCACTCTCAGCGTTAAGAGTTACACCTGTTGATTTGCTAGTAGCCTGAGTAACAGTTCCACCAGCAGTTGGGCCTACTAAAGACCCAGCAGTTACGTCAAATAATGAAGGCATGATTAATCCTGATTAGATACGTTAGTTGCTCTAACAATACCGATATTCTTTGTTTCATAGACTTTCGACCAAGAGCCTACAGTTTCGAGAACGCTTCTGTTGGGATTAACAGTAGACACTGCATATTTCAATCCAACAGGGTGATAGATATAGTGGAGATCCACTGCCATTGCTTCCTCAAGAGCAAGAATGTCTCTATCTGTTTGTGTTCTGATTGGTGCTTGCTCACCTGT